GCGCCGCGCGTTTTCAATGCCAGGCGCGAGGGCTTGCGTCTCTTTGGTGGTTTGCTTTACCTTTTGGTTAATGCGTTCAATGACGGGGCTACCGTCATCTTTCACACTAAATCGTAAGACAATGTCATCGGGCATATTGTTTTCGCATCTCGCGGATTTCTGCCACTATTGCAAAATAATGCGGGTTCATTTCTGCCCATTTCGCAAAGTTGGAAGACCCCGCCTTATAACTCAAAAAGGCGTTGTAAATATTGGATAATACGCTCATGCGGGCGAGTAGCTTTGCGGGGATAGCTCCCTCAAACACAGAGCCAGCCCCCCAGCGTTCCACGCGCCACGCCAAAACCAACTCGGGCGGCGGGGGCGCGTCTTTGTATTCCGCACACTCCGCCGCCGCCAAAATTAGTTTTTTGGGACTTGGGTCACAGCGAGGTACAACTCGCCAACTTTCTCTGCCATCCAAGTAACCTTCCAAGCGGGCAGCTCGTCGATTTCGTCTGCTGTCATCTCGGGCGAGATGATCCAGCCCGACTCCATAGCAGCCTTCACAATCACGCCATGATTGGCAGAGACGGTCAAAACCTCGTTGTTGTTGAGCACATCAAAGGCTTTTTCAAGCGCGGCGGCAATCGTGCGGTATGCAGAAACAAACTTTTCAGGGTCGCTCTCTGTGATGCTCAAGCGCTTGATTGCGTCAATTGCCTTACTCAATTCCGGCTTGGCGTCTTCGTTGCGCAGTTTGCGCGAGGTCTTTTCCCATTTGACGACGTGCTTTTGCACCGGCTCGTCGATCAACTCAAGCGTAAAATCTTGAATTTCGTACTTCATTAGACAACCGTCGAGTAGGTGGTCGCGCCGGTGATGCGATACGTGATCGTAATGGCGGCGGCTTGGTTGTGAGTCACAGGGCGCGAGCGTGAAGTGATAAAGCCCGTCGCGCTAATCTTGGGCTTGCCAGTGGTGTTCCCTTGCGGGTAAAACTCAAGGGTTGCAGAGTCGTCGCTGGTTTCATTGGCGGCAAAGATGGTGTTTGCCGCGTCGTCCCAAGCGTTGACCGTTACCTGCCCCGAGCGTTCAGAGGGCAAAAATTCCTTGTCGTCTTGAGACGCGCCGGTCACGTCCAACTCGTCACGCTGTTCTTGCCAATCCACAGACACAAGCGCACCGCTGGGGAATGAAAATGCGCCGTTCTTGAAAACCATGTCCTTGCCATCGTATTTAGTCATGCTTTACTCCTTCGGCTTTTGCGCCGTGCCTTTTTCTGTGATCTTGCCCGCTTCTTTCAATACCTTGATTTCTTCGGGCGATAAGTGAGAAAGGTCAATTTCTTGACCTTCAAGATAATCTTTCCCATCGGCGCGACTTGTCAAAATTGCACCTTTGGCGACAACATACATTTTTTCAGCCATGTTGCTCCTTATATATAATTACTTGCGCGAACGGGGATAACTTCGTATCGGTACACAGGTCCGCCTTCGTCGGGGGTGATCCCCACGCGAGAGCGTCCATTCGACACCAGCTTTTTCCAATAACTCGCGACTTTGTAATTGTCTCGAATTACGTCCGCAATCTTTTTTCGCCCGAGGTCGAGCGCGTCTTCTGAGTTTTTTGCCGTCCAGCCTTGCGAGTCGTCGGCGTACAAGATAAACAGAGTGATGTAAAAATCAAACTCTGCCTCACCTTCTGCAACGTCACGGCTGCCCGCGCCCATTTCGAGGTAGTCGGTGTCACCCGAGGCAATCACCACGTTTCGCGCTTTGCCGTTGAAATTGGCGGTGCCGTAGTTGAATACATCCCATGTGCTATCAAGGGCGGTATCAATCAGCGTGGCAAGTTGCTCGCGCCACACTTGGCGGTTAATCGAATCACTACTTGGCATAAATCACCGCTTCGGTAATGTGTTGAATAGCTCGCGCCTTGACCTGTCCGCCGATTTCGTCCGCTGTACGGTCATAGAACGCGTGTTCACCACCGCGCTCATGCTCATACACGCCATACACTGCGGGGCGATATTTGCGCTTGCCACGGCGCGGAGAGATAACAGAGGGGTCGATGTAGATCATCGCCTCAAGCTCATTGACCTGCATCCTGTGCGAGTTCTTGAGTGCTCCGCCGCCGACGTATTTGCCGACGTGTGTAATTTGCACCGCGTGACGATGTAACGCAATCGCCGCGTCCCGTACCGCCTCCCCTGCCGCCCCTTCTGGGCGTAGGTTGGCAATTCGGCGCAAGTTTCGCTCTTGCACTTCCTGAGCGCCTTCGAGGGTGTATTGTGGGATGTACGGCATTAGTTACGAATATCCTCAAGGATTAAGCGCACGCGGGTATCGTTGGTCGGGAGCCACACATACGGCTCTTTGGTCTTGATGTTGTATTTCACCGAGCCATTCACCAACTTGTCACCCGCTTTGAGATCGGGGTCGCCCTGCATGTGGACTTCCCACAGCGTAACGGGCGTATTGAGTTGCAAGCGTAGTTGTGTTTCGGCGTCCACCGGCGCAACGGGTGTCCCGTAAAAGGTCGGCGAGCCAGAGCCAGAAAAGCCGCCCGTCAGGGTAGCGCGTTCTCGCGTGTACGAGACGGTGGTCATGACAGCGAATGAACTATCCGTCATGGCTTATCCGCTTCTGAATAATCGCGCCGCTTCCGCCTTTACCGCCGCTTTTGCCACTGCCGATAATGCCACCAATCAGGGAGGCTTTTTGCGAAAGTTGCTGGCTGTACGGTCCCGTGGAGGTATCCACCTCTACCGCGTATTCGGTCTGCAAAAACTCAAGCATCTCGCGCCGCACTTCGCCGATTAGCATCTGCACTTGTTCGGATTCCACAAAGCGTACAGACGGCAAGCCGACTTCCTCGTCAATGGCGCCAATCGTGCGCAATCCGGCGTCAATGGCGTAGGTGTAAGAGCCTTCCGTCAATGCGCCGCTTGGGGTCGTGGAGAGACTGCGCTCCGTGGCAAGTCGCCCAAGTTTTGCATGTACTGCCGTTGCAATCTGAGCGCGAGTGATCGGGATAAACCAAATCCAAACATCGTCGATTTTGATGTCACCTGCCGCCGAATTGTTTGTGATCGTAATTCGGTAGGTTGTGCCCTCAGAGATACCCACGCTGTACAGGCTTTCCGTCCAGGTATCCGCCGTCCCGCTTAGGTTTTGCGTAATCACGGTGTTGTCGTAGCTATCTTTGATAACTAGCGTCGCTTGTGATCCACTCAAACTTGCGCTGACGGCTTTTACGGAAATATGCAACGACTGCAACGCCTCCTCATCGACGGAAAACTCTTGCCAGATGCTACCGCCAACGGGTAAGACGGCGACGCCGTAATTGTCGTCACCGTCTCCCGCTGAATAGGTCACACCCGCAGAGGGTGTCCATCCGTTGAGATTATGCAGAAACTTTCCGTTGATGAGCGCGTTATGGTCGTACATTATTCACCTGCAGGGGTTTCGTCGGTCTTTGCGGCTTTCTTGGCTTTTGGCTTTGCGTCGCCAGCAACCGCCTCAGCGCTTGTGCCTTGCTCCGGCTTTGCGGCTTTCTTGGTCGGCATAAGTTCCGCCTCGGTCAAGGCTTCGTCCACAAGCGGAGCAGGGCTAAACGGCGCAGCAAGCGGGCGGTCAAAGCGTTGGTTGCCCTTGGCTTCAAAGTAGGCTTGCTTTTCTTCGAGGCTTGCCAAACGCCAGCCGACGGTCTTCAAACGCTCGCGGGCATGTGCCTCAGAGACGACGTGCATCACCCCTTTGGGGTTGACGATCAAATAGTTCTTTTCTTCGCTCACGGAAAATCCTTTCTACTAAGCGAACGTAATGGCACCGGACGAATACAGCTTGCCATCGGGTGCAATGAGGATCAGGTAAAACGACTTCGCGGTGCTCTCGGTGAGAGTCACGTCAATGTCGCCGTCCACCTCAGAGATGACGGTTCCGGCGATGTTGTTGGTATGCTCAATCAACAAGCCATCAGTGCCGATGGCAATCCCGCCGCTGGGAGCGCTGGCGATTGTGTCACCGTTTGCATCTGCGGCGAGATACCACTGCAAAGCAACGCGCTCGGCGAGTTCGTTGCCGTTATCGCGGTTGACAAGCTGGATACCCACGTTGATGGCGTTGGTGTTTTCAGCGCCAATCGTAAAGACTGGCTTGATTTTCAGATTACGGGTGTTTTCAAAGCGAGACATAGGGAGAATCCTTTACGGGGCAGGGTCGCGCCCTGCCCCGTTATGGTTCTTAGATTTCGTCGGTGCTCACAGCGACGCCGTGACTGTCGCGCATTTCAGCAACGCCATAGAGGGTGTCGAGGGTGAACTTTGCGCCGAGATAGTCGTGATCGTAGGACATGGTCACGCGGATGGCGATTCCGTCCTCGTTCATCACGCGCTGGACTGCACCCATACCAGCGGGGGCAGTAGGAAGCGGGCGGTTTGCCATCACGATGGCGTTGCGGTGGAAGAACAAGTTCTTGCACTGTCCGCCGGTGGCGACGATCTTCTGATCAAGGAAAACATCGAAGCCCATGAAGCGACCCGTGAACGCACCAGCAGCCTTCGAGCCGAGGGATTCGGCGTAATCGCGGTTGACCACTTTTTCGATGCCGAGCATTTCATATTCAGCATCTTCGTGCAACACAGCCACGCGGTTCTCAAGCGGAGCTTTGGCAGCGTTCAGCAAGCGGCGAGCTTCGCGGAAAGTGCCTTCGCTCAAGCCGGCAGTTGCGTCGATGGTCTGGGACAAGCCAGAATACAGCGCGGCGATGTCGGCATCGATCTGCTCCGCCAAAACCGCCATCGCATCGGCAGCATACACGCTGAACCAATCAGGGCGAGCAAAGGCTTTTGCAAGGTCTTCGATGAGGAAAGAAACTTCCTTGTGCTTGTTCAGCGTCAAGGTATAAACGGCGTCATCCGGCTGTTGCAGGGTGACGGTGGAGCCGCCGCTCTTGTCGTTGACAGAGAGGGAGCCGCCATACGGGATTTTGACCACGTTGCCATACTGCGCGACTTCGTTCTCATAGTCGCGGTTGACAAGACGAGCAAGCACGGTATTTGCTTTCAGGTAGCCGAGTGCTTGAGCAGCTACGATGGTCGGGGTGGAATCCGCGACCTGGGAGGTGGTGATATTAGCCATTTCAAAGTTTCCTTATAGGTTGATAGGGTTTTGAAAGGCGGTACGGTTTACGTCGTCGAGACTGTGCCTTATTGGTTTTTCTTTTGATTTTCCAAGTGCTCGCGGATCTGTGCCGGTGTCGCTGTGGAATAATCAAAATTCGTGCTGGTTCCCCCACGAGGCGGGGGTGTTACCCCTTGCGGGGTTTCTTTCTTCATGAAGGCGAGCAGGCTTTCAATATCGTTTCCGATTTCTTCCTCGGTTGCGCCCTGTATCCTGTTCACAAGATCAACGGGTAAACCTTTTGAGGAAGCCAGTTTCAGCTTCATGTTGGTCACTTTTTCGGTGCTTAATTGCGCTTGCAGGTCTTCATACAATTTCTTGTAATCGCCCTGCTCTTTCAGCCGTTTTTCTTCGTCGGCTTTTTGCTTGTCCTGAATATCCTTGAGTTGCGTCTCAAGCGCTTTGTACTTCTCGTTCACTTCCTTGAACCGCTCGTAAGGGACGGGTTCAGGGGTTTGCGCTGGTTGCGTGGTCGGCTGATTCGCCGCTGTTTGTGTTTGCGCGGTCGGCTCGGTTTGGGTTGCAGGTGTTTCGGTTTGGGTTTGTCCCATGCAATACCTTTCTATTCCTCAAGCAAAAATACGATGACGCTGCCGCTTTTGGCATTTCCGCCTTGAGCAATAACTGCTTTTAGGTCGCCCGCTGCAAGAGGCATGTCGTACACGGTAAGCGCTGTGCCGTCTGTGTTCAACGCACAGGCAACTCGCGGGTACACCATCTGGTCGGTGTTGAAATTGAGCTTCGCCAAAATCGGGATGGAGAGATCAAGATTTTCGCACGTCAGCGTAAGGTCAACGCCATCGTCAAAGGTTCCATCTACAAGCTGCACGGCATACACGCGCCCAAAGACCCGTTCCGCCATTACAGTTGCATTGCCAGATGCGTCCGTAGTTAGTGTTAGTTTTATAGCTTTCATGTGACTCCAAAACAAAAAAGCCCGCGCACCGAGTAAATCGGTACAGCGGGCTTATCGCGCAAGCTGTCTCACAACCTGCCGAGTCAAACGACGTAGGGCGGGCGCGGGATGTATTTGATTGCTTTAGTTATACCACTATTTTTAATTGCGTTCAAGCGGAGGATTTAGGCGGTTTCCATTCTCGTCTGTTACTTGAAGAATATGTGTTCCGTTTTCGTCGGTTATTGCAACTAATCTATTTTCCATTGGAATAAAGCCTTCCATTAACGCATTACCCATCTCTTCGAGTATTTCGAGCTCGCGTGTTGTAAGGCTATTAAAAATAAGTTTTTGTTGTAACTCATTAAAGAACTTCTTTTCAGATTGCTTTCTAAAAAACACATTTAAGCTGTAAGACAATAAAAGCAACAAAACGACCAAGATAAAAGTAATCATATCTTTTTTTATACAACAAAATAATAAATTTTGCAACCATAAGCAAAAACACCCCGCCATCAGTCGGGGTGTTTCGCCGTGCTACCTACTCTAAATCAATAAAGGAGTTTATGAGCACATGGAGTAGAGTGAGGGGGGCACCCTACCCCATGTACGCCTATTGTACAATATTATAGATACCTGTCAACTACCTTGACCGCTTTCTCGATTTTCTCACCAAGCACAAGCTCGATTTTCTCACGTAGTTTTATCTCAGGGATATATTGA